TATGTATAAAAATGTGTTATGGTGTATCGTCCCCAACCTATATCTTTAATACCCTCATTCATATTAATTTTTTCTACGCTATGTAAATAACAACTTGGAAAAAACACAGCACGATTATGTTTTAACTCTACCTTTTCGTTGATTTCATTAAATACAAAATCTCCACCAGTAAACTTTCTAGGTTCTCTAACAAACCAAATACACATAGACCAAGTAAAAACATCCCAATGTGCGTCATAAAAATCTCCATCTTCATAATAAGAAATCAAAGTATTATCTACATTTGATTGTAAAAACATTCTATTATATGGTTTAGTATGATGATCTACTATGCTATGAAACTCTTTTGATTTTTGTTTATATAAACAATTAAATATGGGGGATATCTGTGATCCTGTTTCAGTATAATATTGATTTGCATAAAATCTAAAACTTTTACCTTTAGGATTTCCTTCGTTATCCCTTGCAATCGCCGTATCCTCAGCTCTTTTAATATAATTTTTAGGCAATGTAGAATAATAATATAATTCTTTCCAAACTGCTTTTTCTTCTTGTTCATTATACCAATCATCTATAACAATATATGGATAACTTAAATGATTTCTATATGCTTTGTAATTAAAATTATTCATCCCACAACTCATTTTTAGTTCTATTAATAAATTTATTCGAAAGTCCCATTAAAGGACGAGAATCAAATTTATTATTATGAAAACCATCTTTTTCATTATAATGTAAAAAAACTTGTGCGTGATGTACACCTTCAAATTTTTCTCTCCAATGTTCTAAATCACATCCTCTATAAACTAACATATCACCTGGATTTAAATACACAGGAACATTGTTATTATTTTTGTTACTGACATACATTGCCCAATTATAATTTTTATCTTTTAAATTTGATATATCATATCCTAAACACAATGTCGTAGAAACTTCACAACTTTTTCTATCAATATGTTTTTCTAATACAGAACCATATGTATATAATCTGTGATATGTGTAAGTAGGAACTAATTCTACTCCTGTCATATCTGATACAATACTTGTAGATTTTTCACACAGGTCATCAAATATAGGATCACCATATCTACTAAATTTTCCTGGTGCTTGTTCATCACCCCACACACCATAATAATTTTGTCTTTCATTTGAATCTAATAAATCTTTTTGTTCCAAATATGCTAACCTTTTTACATTATTTTTTACGTGAAAATATAAGAGATTAGCAGTTTCTTTTGGAATGAAATTTTCTATTTTAATATATCCATTTTCTTTAAAAAAAGATGACGACTCATTATTCATATTTACTGTTTTTAATTGCTCTAATGCAAGTTTCTTTTTTTCTTCCGATAAATTATCAAAATTTTCTATTTTACTCATTTTATTTAAATGGGTCTCCTAACGTCCATAAAACCAAAGAATATCTTGTTCCTTTAGTAACTGGTGTAACTTGATGATGTACATATGAAGGAAATAATATTATGGAACCTTGAGGTCTCATTTCTGTACATTCTTTATATCTCTCTTTATCTGTATGTGGACCAAAATCAAATTTTAAATTACCACCTTCGTATTCTCCAGGAAAATTTAAATTTATAGTTAAACTTATTTTTCTAACTTTTCCAATCATCTTTTCATCCATTGTATAATAAGGAGGTAGTTTTTTTTCTGGATACCAAGTTTCTTCAGTTATACCAGGAATATATCTTTTATATTTTGCAAAGTGATCTCCATTACCGTCTGTATGCCAACCATAAAATCCTCCTGGTTTATAAACTGTAAACTGAAAAGGCTCACTTACATTAAATTGAAATTTCCATCCTGCTTCTTCATTTCCTTTAATTATAAATGGATATACTAAATCATAAATCCATTGATCGTTTAACCAAGAAACTTCACTATCTCTTACATAGGAAATTTTATTTTCTTTTAATATTTCTTCCTGTGTTTTATCATTAAGAGGAATAACATCTGAATTATTTTTTAAAACAGCGCTTTTTTGTTTGTTTCCAGAAGTTACACCTTCTGTACTATAACCTAATTGTTTTCTTTCTTCTATTTTAGAAAGACCTAAATTAATAATTTTTTGACAATTTTCTGGACTTAACGCATTTTGAAAATAATAATAAGAGTATTTGTTCATAATATAATTTATTTATCTAGTATTTTAAAGTTTAAATTTAATACTACTCGTCTGTCGTATTTTATAGGATTTTGACTGGTATGATATATGTCACCATCAAACATAACAGCAGAATTTTGTTTAGGATAAATCTTATTGTAAATAGTAAACTTGTCAAAATCTTCGCCAAATTTTTCATTAAAAAATACTGTATATCCATCACTTTCAGTTAAATACAATACTAAACTTTTTTCATCTTTATTTGTTATTTTTTCTACATCTACGTGAGGTATATTATAAACATCATTAGATACTTTATTATTTGTAAATAGTAAATTAAGTTTTGATCTGGTAACTAATCCTTTTTCTATTTTAAATTTTGAAAAAATATGACTTATGATTTGTTTGTTTAAATCTATCAATTTAGGAGATACTAATTCTCCGTCTTTAATAATATTATGTGATAATTGATATGTTGAAACACACTTAAAATCTTTGACCTTTTTAAGTATATGATCTGTTTTTGATACGTCAAATGTAACGTACCAAGGAAAATAAAAACTATCTAAAGTTTTTAGTATTTCTTCTATTAATGATTTTGGTAAAACGTCTTGTTCATTTTGCAACATAATATCATAATAATATAATTTAAGTTAGTATCTTACTATCACTATTCCTGATCCACCATCTCCAGCACCGTCTGGATTTAATACGTTTTCAGCACCACCGCCGCCACCGCCTCTATTAGCAGTTCCGTTTTGACCACCTGAAGGTTGTTGATTTGCACCATTACCACCTCCACCTTGTCCTCCTACACCTGCGATCCAAGGTTGTGCGTCACCTCCAGCACCTCCGCCACCACCTGCATAATAAACAGATGATCCAGAAATTGAATATGCTTTTCCTATACCGCCAGCACCACCGCCGCCGCCTGGAATACCATTTCCACCAGCACCTCCAGCACCACCGCCGCCACCACCAGCGTCATTTGCTAAACCTCCAGCATTACCAAATCCATATGTACCTGAATCTCCTGGTTGTCCTGGTTGTGTAGCAGAACCACCTGGAGTACCACTTGACCCAGCACCGCCGCCAGATCCGCCTGGTTGACCTACGTTAGTAGGGCCGCCTCCGCCGCCACCACCACCGCCTTTAGCAGTTAGTGTTCCAAATACTGAATCTTGTCCTGGTTGTCCTGATTCTGGTTGTCCTGAATAATAGCCTGTTCCTCCGCCTCCGATAGTTACAGATACGGAACCTCCTGGTGAAACAGTAAATCCTGGTCTGAAAATTAATCCGCCAGCACCTCCAGCACCTCCATTATTAACTCCGCCTCCGCCACCACCAGCAACGACTAATACATCAACTGCTGTAACATCAGCGGGTACACTAAATGTACCTGGTGAAGTAAAGGTTTCAATTACAGGAGCAACAACTGTAATTTTAAATGTTCTTTGTGATGTATTTGAATTAGAAGCTGCAACAACAGTAAATGTATATGTTGTAGTTGAAGATTCTTCAGCAGCAGTTCCTGTAATTGCACCAGTAGAACTATTTATAGATAAACCAGTTGGCAGAGAACCAGATAAAACTGAATATGTAATTGTGTCTCCTTCTGGATCAGTAGCACCACACAATTGATTAGCAGTAATTCCATCTGATCTAGCAGCATCTCCCATTTCAAATGTTGTATTTTCAGCATTTGTAAATACTGGTTTATTATCAACTGTTAGTCCATCGGCAATTTGTGCAAATAAACCTGATGGATTTATTACTTTTACATCCCAAGGTTCATATGTTGAATCAAAACTTGTTCCGTCATTTACAACAGCAGTAAGTTGATTTGAATTTACAAAAGTAACTGTATCAGCAGTAACATCACCACCACCAGTGCCAATAAATTGAAGTGTAGCACCAGATGAAAATAAACTACCATTTATAGTAATTGCTACATTGGAAGAATCTCCTTCTTCCGAAACATATTGAGAAGTGGAAGCTGTTCTTCCTGAAACACTAAAACTAGATATTGTTGGTGGAGCGTCAATAGATTTCCATTCAGTACCAGTATAATATTCTAAAAGGTCTGAAGTATCATTAAATCTTAAACGACCTTTTTCGTCTGTTCTATCACCAGTACCTAGTCCATCATTAGAAGTTTTAATACCTTTAGTACCTGTAAACTCTCTATTTTTTCCTACTATGTCTTTTAAATCTGCCATTGTTAACTCTTTCTAATTATTATTTATACTAGAAGTTTTCTATCAATTTCCATCCGTATGTTGCGCCAGTATATACTAATCCAATAGAAGCGTCTTCAGTAGTTACAGTTAAATCTGCAGCTGCACCGTTAATATTATTACCATTTCTTCCTATTGTTAATGCGTTAGTATCAAATGTACCAGCAATATCTAAAAATCTTAACTGATCTCCTGTTTGAGGTGAAGCAGGTAAGTTTAATGTTGTTGCACCACTTGTAGTATCAACAAAAATTCTATCGTTTGAAGCAACAGTATCTCCTGTATCTGAATATGTTTTAGTTGACCAAGGATTACCACCACCAAGACCTGTCCATTGTGTTCCGTTGTATCCTTCCCAAGTAACTAAAGAAGAATTGTATCTTAAAGCACCTGTGTATAAATCTCCACCTGTAGGTCTTTGAGCAGTTGTTCCTGTTGGAGGAACCCAAGCACCTGTGCCTGCATTATCTCTTTCTAAATAACCTTTAACAGCATATTCAGTAGGAACAGCAGTTAAAGAATTACCACCTAAAGTTTGATCTGTACTAAATTCGTTAATTGTAGCACCAATTTCTGCACCAATAGATCCAAGTTGTAATTCACTTAATCCTGATAGGTCAAAAGCGTCTGCGTTTAGTGTTGCAATACCAGTTGATTGTTGAATACGGAATAAATCTCCAACTCTAAAGTCACCGTTTTGGTCAGATGATGTAAAGTAAACTCTACCACCAACAGTTTCTTCAACTTCGTCTGATTGATCAGCAGGTTGAGAAGGACCACCAGGATAATTTGTTGTTGCAATATCACCAGTACCAATATCTAGGAAATCGTGTCCTGTTAAACGAACATTAGAAAATCCTCTTGTTATATCAGCAGATGTATTATTTTCTTTAGCATCACTTGTACCGATTTGTTGTGTTAATCTTACAATAGCAGTTTGAGCACCAGTATTTTCTTCGGTTACTGTAGATACTCTATAATAAGTTGAGTCTCCAACAAATTTAATATTTGCCCCTGGAACAATAACACCTGTACTTGATAATGTACCGTCTGTTGATTTTACTCCAATTAGATAATTGATTTGTCCTATAGCAGCACTTTCTGGTGCACCGTATGTACTAGAAACAGTTACCGTAAATGTGGATGAATCAGATTTTGTAACAGTTAATGTTTCACCTTGTTCAAATTCACCTACTCTATTTTCTATATAAAAAGTATCATTTGAAACTGAAACATAATAAACATCAGCAGTAGCACCTGAAGTTTGTCCTAATAATGTAGAACCTGCTTCTATATCTGAAGTTGATCCTGTACTGATTGTAGCAGGTAAATATAATAAATGTTCACCTCTTGTTTGTATTGAAACAGCAGTTTCATCTGGATCTGTTCCGTCTGCAACAGCACCTTTTTCACCGTAAGCAGATGAGCAGTTAAGACCTCTAATAAATCCACCAGTTGTAGCATAAAAAGATTTAGCACAGTAATAAGTAAATATTGAAACCATTTCTCCACGCCCTAATCCTAATGCGTGTACTCCAATACCATCGGAGTTAATTTGTGTAAAGTCGTTTGCTAAAATTGATTTATTACCTGCACTATGCAAGTTACCGTCAATTTGAATACCTGTTGCGTTTGCATTGATAGATGAACAGTTTTGTATGTATGGAGATGAGGTTACAATTGATCCTTCAGGATCTAAAGATGTAACAGCTGCAACACCAGTACCACCAGCGGTTGGTGTACCAGTTAAACCTTTCGTTGACATTTGAACAAGGTTTGTAGTATTGTTCAACAAGAACATATTAGCAGCAGAGTTTGTTTCTAAACTTGCAACCGTTAATGTTAAATCTGTACCAGGATTACCTATACTAGCAGCAGGAATAGTAATTGTATTTGATACAGCATATCCATAACCACCGTGATATATTGTAACTGTAGGGTCACTTGAACCGTCTTGTACAACGTTTACTACAATACCATTACCTGAACCACTTGTTGCTGATTGATGTACGTAATTATATGTACCTGCTGTACCAGCACCTCCACCTGATTGTGTAACTGTTGCAATTTGTGTTGAGTTACCACTTGCAGGTCTAATTTCTGTTCCTCTTAAACTTTCACCTTGTACAGTAACACCAGATGGTATTCTTAAAGGTAACGTTTCTCTATAAACACCGTTTTTAATGTAAATAACATCACCGACAGAAGCAGATAAAACATCAAAAGTAATATTAGTTGCACCACCGATTGAGTTTGCAACATCTGTAATTGTTATTGTATCTCCAGCAGCGTGTCCACTACCACCATTAATTATTTGAATTGTAGGTGTAGATGAACCATCTGTTGTAATTCTGTAAGTTCCGCCTGTTCCTGAACCTGATGTTGTAATTCCTTCTGAAGTTAAATAAACACCAGCAGTACCACCAGTACCTCCAGCAATATTTGTAACTTCTACAATGTCTCCAGATGTTGCCTGTGATAAAGCATATTTAATTGTTTTAAATGGTAAATATTCTGTTCCTGGATTTGAATCTGAACCTGAATTAGCAACATATTTTACGTTTGCACCTTCAGCGTTTGACCAAACAGGATCTACTCCGTCTGTTGTTAAAACAGAACCAACAACACCGATAGGTAATCTACTTGATTGAGCAGCGTCTTGGTATAATAAATCTCCTCGTGTAGATAATACAGCACCTGTATCTCCTTGTGCGATTAATTGCCAAACAGTTGCGTCTGTTCCTGGTTCTACATTAGTTTGTCTATCTTTTCTATTAATATAAGTGGATGAAACATATCTGACAACATCACCAATATTATATGTAGTTCCTGAGTTATAAGCAGCACGATAATTAAAACCTGATGTAATTAAATTCCAATATGATGTGTCTGTTGTACCATCAGCATTTGCAGGATATTGATTTGTATGATTTGCAATACATACATAAGAGTTACCACCGTAATTAACAACATCACCAGTTTTGTAAGTTGTTCCGTGTGAATAAGTTCCTGTAGTTTTAAAACCTGTTGTTAAAACATCCCAATAAGAATTGTCTGTAGGTGTTTGTCCTGAAGCTGGTGTTGTGTTAATATACACATATGAATAACCACCATAAGTTACAACATCACCGTCTTGGTAAACTGTACTTGCATTGTAAGTGTCTTCAAATTGGAAACCTTCACCATATACTTCAAATTTAGTAGGGTCAAAAGTTGATGTAGATGTGTGTTGAGTTGTTGTTCTATATTGAAAAGAACCGTATTTAACTAGGTCGTTTAATTTGTAATGAGTTGATTGTGCCCAATCACCTTTGAAGTATAATCCTTCAGTATGTAATTGCCAATAAGAATTTGTATCTAAATCTGTATAAAATGCTGGACTTGTTGATTGTGAAGTGTGGTTAGTTACACAAACATATGTGTTACCACCATATTTAGCAATGTCATCTACGACATATGCTGTTGAGGTAGCCCAATCACCTCTCCATTTAAATTTAAGTCTACCTAGTTTAAAATCTGCCATTTTTTATCCTATACTGCGTCCTGATAAGTTGTAGAGTTAACACTTGCTGTGGTACTTTCAAAAGTATCAAAATCATCACTTGATAATTGACTTCTGGACACAGACTTGTTTTCTCTTTTCACTAATTCTCCGCTACTATTTATAAGGTAAGTTGCGTCAAAATCATAAGTAAATTGTTGGTACCTATCACTATTGTTATTGTAATATCTTTTATTTATTTGTGCAACAACTAATGATTTTCCATTAGCTGGTGCTAAACTCATTGTTAAAGTAGTTCCTGATAATGTATAATCTGTAAATGCTGTTTTTAATGTTCCATCTACATAAACGACTATTCCAGCATTTGTTAATCCTGATGTACTTAAATTAAATACTTTAGTTGATCCATCACCTGTGAATGTTTCATCATTAAAAGTTTCTAATCGTTCTTCAACATAATCTGTTCCATCTTTAGGAACTAAATCTGATTTACCTTCTTCATAATATTTTGAAACAGATATTTCATCTGTAGAAGTTTGTCTATCTATAGTTGTAAGATATAACATACCGTCTTGTGTTCTTCTTAAACCATTAAAATTTTTTAATTCTTCTTTAGTTGTTGTAACTGGTACTACAAAAGGCATTAACTAATCTCCAATATACTTGCATAGACTTCAACATCTGGTGATGATGAGTCTGGATTTACTTCGGCAACGACTCTTAATATGTCGTTTGTTTCTAAATTAATCGGTTTATCTAATACTAAAGTATTTTCAACAGGTATATTTAATGATTTTCCTACGTGATAAAAAGTAGATCCACCATCTGTTGTTACTTTAACATCTACATTTGCCTCATTTGAAGAACTTTTATTTGAAATATAAATTGCGTGTACAACAGCAGTTACGCCTGACGCTGTGTAAAGATTAGCACTTGCGTCATCTGTAGTTACTACAGACATACCTGCGTTTTTAAATGCACTTGCCATTTATATAATTATCCTCCAAATACAATAGAGTATGCCAAAGCGTCACCATCCATTGCAACTGTACCTGATTGATTTGGTAAAGTTATTGTTCTATCACCAGTAGGTTCTGCAACAGTTAAAGTTGTTTCAAAAGCGTTTTCTAATGCACCTTCAAATACAATATCACTACCATTTAAAGTAATATCATTTGTAGTAATAGCACCATTGTTTGTTACGTCTTGTAAAGTAACTGATCCTGCACCACCAACTTCTAATACTGTTCCGCCTGAATTTTTTGTATAAAATTTACCGTCAGTAATATTCATTGCTAATTCGCCAGTTTCTAGCGAACCTGCACTTGGTATTTGACTTGGTGTTTCTGATCTTTTTAATTTAATTACTGTTGCCACTAGAATGATCCTCCGTCAATAGTTGTAACGGTTACATCACCTGAAGACACGGCAAAGTTATCTGAATTAAAAGAAGCAACACCAATATTTGATGTTGTTGCTAATTCACCTGCAATTCTAATTGTATTATTGTCAACAGTTGTATTGATACCCTCACCTGCTAAAAACTCTAAAGTGTCTTCTAAATAAATTTCTCCAGTTGAAGATGATTCGTCTGATAATCTAATAAATGGATTTGCAAGTTTACTTCTTGTAATTGTACCAGCAGCAATTTTAGCGTCTGTAATTCCTAAATTCTTTAATTGTAATGCGTCTGCAACAACTTCAATAGTTGAGTCATCTACTTCAACATTTAATGTGTTACCGTCTTTAGACATAGCGGCACCAGCATCAATTTGTCCAGCACCTGAAAACTGTTCAAAGATTATATTACTTGTACCGATAGTTGTTGTAGTTTCTGTTTGAACATAACCGTTACTACCGTTTAAAGTTCCGTTTTCTACAAATAAGAAATCTCCAGAAGCAACTTCGGTAGTTGTATCAAAGTCTGTTGCTCTTGTAAATACAGTTGATGATGTTCTTATGTAAATACCGTTATGAGCCTGATTACTTTCGTTCTTA